TAATTCAATACGCTAAGTGCGGCGGAAATGGTTTTGGGGGCATACTCTTCATATATCTCCCTTCCATGTAAAGATAACTCCTTGACTTGTATGTCACAAGTACTACGTGTCCCTGACTCATAGAATTCACCTTTGTGAGACCAGTCTGTCATGTGCAAAACAACACTCAATTCTAAAGGAGCTACATACCTACATAATTCCTTCTCAAATCTCCACGTTCGCTTTAGGAAATTAGTCTCCTCCAACTTCCTACAAGGTTTTAAAGCAGCATTTTTGGTCTCATTTGTATACTTTAATCCTAAATCAGCCATTAAAACAGGCAAAGTCATCTCATTAAATAACTCAGCATACTCATCACTAACATCATTGTGGGAATCATCCCCATAAACAATAGTAGCAATGTGATCCTTATAGAATTGCAAACTCATAAAGTTCTTGTCATTTATTAAAAAGAAGCACCACCTATGGGCATACAAATCATAAATTGAGTTAATAATAGTAGTAAGAGTGTTTCCACTAGGTAATGAACCTACCCACTCAAAAACATAATTTCCTATCACATGTCTAGAGTGAGTGACTTCAAACCAGAGAACTTCTCGAATTCGCCGGTTTTCTGGACCGTCATCATACCAATCATTAATCCCTTTAAGAATAGCATTTAAAACTTGGACATACTGCAATTTATCAAAACTAGAAAAATCACCGGCCGAACAATTTCTACCTCCCGATTTGGATGACTGTCTCTTAGCAAGATAATCCCAATCGTTAGAATAAGGATTTATCCCAACTGCAATTCCATTGTCGGTGTGGTTATCCATAATCAACTTGATGAACATGCCGAATGCCATTCTAAAAGCAATATTAATATCTATTGGCATTCCAGAATAATTTCTAGTCTTACCAATATCAACTTTCTCCAACGGTCTAGTTTCATCCTTAAGGTGATCAGCATAGAGGTGTAAACCTCTAATACTTCTCTTAGCATCCTCAAGAATGCAGTCAACGCTATCGACTAATTTGATGTACTCATTAGAATCTCTACTCTTACCATCCAAGCCAAAGAAATCTCTTTTACCAGGACTTCTTCGTTTATGAGACCAAGGCCAACCTGGACTAGAATTCATATTCATGGAATCAACACTACTCTCACCATCAATCCCAGCAATAGCTTCCTCAAGCGTGAGGAATCTCTTATTGGAAGGATGTTTAGAACTAGAGATGATGTCCCTAAAAACGGAATCCATCACAACTTCAACCTCTTTTTCATTGAACAATTTCTCTTCTGGAGAATATCCTATCTGAGAAAGTCTTCGGGGGCTCACAACCTCTCCAAATGGAGACATAAAATCTCTAAGCCAAGCTGGCTTCTCGACATGGGGTCCGAACAATTCAAAGATTAAACTAGGAGTTAGCAAAGTGCTAGTGGGCGACATACTCGCTGGGACGACTTCTAAAAAGACTTGTCGCCCAAATTGCGAAATTGCAGTATCTGGGGATTTGAAATCAAATTCTTTCTGAACTACGACATCTCCAATAATCAATAACATGTCATCAATCATCTCTTGGGGTAACCAATTGGAATACCCGTCTCTGCCATTTTTATCACCTGCTGTGTGGAATCCTGCAATTCTACCGCTATACTGCATATTGTTCGAAATAATTTGTACAACCGAACCGCAATCTCCATCGACTGTGGGTAAGGAATACCTAATACCCTCACTGCACCCTGCTAATCCTGATGGCAGCGGAATCCGCGTAATCATAGTGGCACCATAGGAAAATAATTCTTTCCTACCTGTTCCGGGTCTATCCTGATTAACAACTCTAACTCCAAAAATTTCAGAGCATAAATTATTTAAAGATGACCTAGCAACAAAACAAGAACTTACATCCCTATGAGGTTTAACTCTCTTAGGCAAAACGTACAAACATACATCTCGGGAATGGCTCTCTTCTGTTATAAGAACATTAGAAAGAAACTCTTTGACAGTAAGTTTGATCCTTTTATCCACATCTCTGGATTGATCGAAATTATGTTTAATTAAATGGATCAAGAAATCTTCTTGAATCTCACCCGATTCCAACATACTATGCAATCTAGCTTGTAAATGACATGGGGCCATGAAGATATTTCCTTTTACAAAAAGTCCGAAAACTTGGTGAGCAAAGACATCTCTATGTGTCTCAGGATGCTCTTGCACTAAACAAATGGAATACTGGTTGTGATTGATAATCGACTCCACTTTCTCTAAACCATTAAAATTATTAGGGTAACCCATCTGATATTCAGCTACCTTAACGCTATTAAAATCTTTAACGAATTTAGCTTTCCTACCACCTTGGCGGCTCCTACCATCGTAGTTTCCTTGATTGTTAGCTTCTTTAGGGAAATAACCAGAAATAAAACTAATTACAGTTCTAATGGCAATAAGAGCTATCTTGATGGTCGTTATAAAGCTACCAACACAAAAAAGAGCATGAATTCCATATCCAAAAGTTCCAAATTTCTCGAATAACATACTAACCAAAACTTGATTCCAAGTTCGACTCTCATTGAATATATCAATAAAGTTTGGATTCCAATCCACTTCAATAGCTGGCAAAAGGGGAGCAAGCATGTTAAAGTCGAATCGACGGCAAAGCTCATCTTCGAAAACCACAGGTTGGTGGTACTGACCGTCTAAGAAATTCCAGAAATCAAACCCAAAAGCTTGATGGAAAATCATGATACAGTCACGGTGCTGCAAGTCTCTTAATCCTGGGATTTTGGACATAGCCATCCAGAACATATCATAATTGTACACATGCCACAATTTCTCTTGGAAATCTAGAGGCAAAGGTCTTTCTTGGATTTGATGGCGAAATCTGGCTATCATTTCCATATACTGGTCAGTAATCTGTTCAGTGGCTTGTTCTCTAACTTCTCTGATCTCTAAGATGGGATCACTATCAATTCGCTCTTCTGCTAATCTTTCAGTCAAACGGCGATCATGATGATGAAACAAATTAGTCATAGTAGCCTGGTGAAGTGCACTCATCTGAATGTCTTCTCCAGTTTCAGGTGGAGCCTGAATGTCTTCCATACTCTTAATAAACTCATCCATTTCAGAATAAATGTCTGCATTCTTAAGCTCTTTCATACGCTTCTGTCTCACTTCTTCAGCAATTCGGATAGTATTATCTAAGGATTTAACTTTTTGGGCGAAGTATCTTCTAGATTGATCATAATCATCCAGAATAGCTTGACAGACTCCATCATAATCCATGGGGGCACCACAATAGGCGCCATCAATGGCACTATATGGTTGGAATAATAAATTACGGGGATGAGTATCGGTTTCTCCTAGTTCACCACTTGGTAAAAGGGAGTTACTAAATTTCATACCCATAACGTCATTGCAATCCGGGTTAGCACAAAATTCTGGCTTGGGATATACGTACCAACTCCTAGCTATCCTCCTTTTAAGGGCATTGGCATCCCTAACTTGATCAGTAGGAGGGATGGGGACATTTGTTGTAGTCAAAATAAAAGGGGAGTTCCATACGATAAGACCCTTATCTTCCAAAGAAGCCTGATGAGTCTGGCCTGGTAGTTCTGTCAACATAGCCCAAAACTTAGCCCAGATACAATCTAGATCTCCAGGAAGAGTTCTAAATTGATCAACATCATCCGTAAGAATAACTCTTTTCGACATATCGTAACCATCTGCAAAGGATGTAGCTTCGCACAAATTATAAACGGCTGTCATCGGTTTATCACCGATAATTTTGCGTTCTTCATCTGTAGCGGTAGCTATAACAAGAAAAGCCGCAAGGTGTTGGGACATCTGGGTCTTGAAATTACCAGTACCACCAGCAAATCTATACATCCTAGGCTCGACTCTATTGTCATTAAGGTTCACCCTCTTCTCCAAATACTTTACTATAGTAGCTAAAGCTGCCAAGCTTGTTGTCAAGGTTTTATACTCATGCGAACCATTTTTAAGAGCCGCACAAATAAAATCACCCTTCTTTTTAAGATTTTTAACTTGCTGATAATTAGCAATAGAAAGTAAAAATCTCTTAGAATTAATTCTAGCTACTATCTCCTCAACTTCATTAAGGTACATTCTAAGCTCTTCCGACTCAATTCCAAAATGCTTTAACGAATCAGGAATATAGTCCTCCATAGAGAGAAATTTCATAGAATTGCAAAACACCAAAATAACAAAATTGACAATTGATTCGAAAGACACTGTATATTTTGAAAAGTCTCCCACACTCTTAAGAACTTTAGTAGCTAAAGAGCCACTTTCTTTATAATTCGTGAAAACTACACTAATAAGAGCGGTAACTAGAGCTTTTGTAAAAAACTCTGAATTACTAGCTTGATGTTGCACATGATCAAAGAGAAAAGACAACTTAGAAAACAAAAGCTTTCCGAGTTCCATAATCTCTCCTTTAAGATTACTCACACACCAAACTCCAACTCCTATCAAGATAACAGTAGATTCTAAGCTTCTTCTTACAAGATGAAAAACAACAGCACCAAGCAAAACGATTTTACTTAATCCTGCAGTAGCCGATTCCTTAATGTTATCTAGAGTTTCAGTGACTTTTTTAACCTGTTGGCTAAAAGGGGAAAATAATTGGTTCATATTATCTTTATCAATAAAAGCTGAGCATTTCTGCATTAATGTGTCAAAATTATCTAAACTGCTTGACACTTTAGGCATCAAGTTATTAGTCTCCTCTGCTACTTCATTCACTGAGTTAAACATATTAAAGACACTACTAACTGGATTACCACCAAACATTTGATGGTAAGCTTCAGGAACTTCTGGCATGGATATTTTAGGACCTTCTCCATACATGTTCCTAAGCTTTTGAAGATTCTCATTCTCTAAAGGCTCTCCAATCTTAACGAAGACATGTATAACATATTCAAAGTAACCCTGTTTTAATGGGGTTCGAATTACTTGAATCTTTTCATATCCAAAAACTTTCGTTTGATGAAGACCGAATCTTTTAATAGTTCGGTTACCTCTTGGGGAGTCTAAAAGAGAATGTTCTTCTCTCCTAACTGCATTTGTAGTAATCACAGTCTGAGTGTAGCGTATCAAATTATTTTGACACTGCATGGGGGGGGAAATAGGGGAATAAGGAAACACAAAAATGTTTGGGTCGGGGATTTGACCCAAAGCGTATAATAATTTTATGGATTTAACTGTGCTCATATTGGCACTTAGGTTGGTAAAATCGGTAATTGTATTAATTGTAGCCATAGTTGTAGAAAAGTAGTTTTTGTGTTTTAAGTTGTGGTCGGATGACTCTGCCACGGTTTATACCGCCAATTGATAGTTCTATTTCTCGCTATAATCAAATAATAAAAATCCAACTCTTTACTAAATTACATTACTTAAAATACCGTTATCTCTAACTCACAAAATTTTGTCTCCAAGAAGCCGACACCGAGTCACCTCTGCCACTAAAGGCCGTTATATCCCTATAACGAGTTCACCTCGACACCTTCAAACAAGGTCATTTGATACCATAAGGTCTAGAGCAGTAAATCTTTCATAATAACGTTTCAAAAAGCTTTCAATCTAAGATTCAAATAATGAATAAGGCTCTAACAACCCAATTGAAACCTCCTTACGGCTAACACCCGCAAAATCCTACATACTTTTTAGTCTCAGACGAATCCAAGATGTTTTTAAAATTTTAAATTGTTTTTAGTCCCGAACGAATCGAGGATGTTTTATATTTTATAAAAATAGGTAATTAAGAAATAAA